GCGCTGCTCCTGCATCTCAATGGACTTGCCGACGTTTTGGATCATCTGGTGCATCTGTTCCATCTCTTGACCCATTGCTTGCATCTGTTGCTGTGCGGCTTGCAATTCTGGATTGTCTTCACCATCGCTCATCAGTTTGGGGTCGATGGTCTTGGCAAAACGCTTTGCCATCTCTTGGGCACCCGGCCAATCCATGTTTTTTACAAACAGATCACCGGCAACAGACCATAGCTGCGGGTTGCCCTGCAACAGTTGGCCCATCGCATCCAACGCCTCTTGGCGCTTGGTCGCGTAGCCTGGGCCGGTGGTTGCCACTACGTCGTACTTGCCCACGCCAGGGTTGTAAATCTTGTCAATCACAATTCCATTCTGGTCCATGATCTTTTTGACCGGCTCGGCCTGCATTGGGTCAATCTTGACCATGCTGGTTTCGCCATCTTCACCAATGATGCGGGCAATGCGCTGGGTGTCGTAGATTTTGGGGATCAGGTCAATCAATTGACGGGTCAGATACCGCACGCCACGGGCAAGGTTGTCGCCATAGTGGTAAGTCCCAACGTCACCCTCGCGCTGGCGTGCCATGATGGCCTTGCCGCTGCGTTCATTGGATGTCATGCCCAAAGAAGCGTTATATTGGCCGGTAGACGCTTTAATGTCTTCAGACGCCCCTGCTTTAGCCTGTAACAGCCCGCTGGAGGCCATTGGTGGCTGGGCACGTGCGGGCAGTGGCAGCGTAGCGCCTGCGCCGTCTGTAACGTCTGGATTGACCTCCAAATACGGCCAGTTGGTCGTGTTGGCGGTCTTCCATTGGTTTTCATACCCCTCAAACTGGCCGCCATAACCAATAAACGGCGCTTTGGGTGCCAAAGCCAGCATTTCTGCCTCTTGGGACACCCAATAGTTGTACATCCGCTGCGCATCTTTGGCGTTTCTAACCAAACCAGACACATACAAACGGCCATCAACCTCAAATTCATTGCCAACAATGCGGACAATCGGGATATATTGCCCCGCCCAATCGCGTTCTTCCAAGATTTCGTAGCCGTTTATCTTGCAATACTTGATTTTGGCTCGGTCAGACTGCCTAGACTTCTTGGGTTTACCGTAAATAGCGCGTAATTGCTTGTCTTCGGGCGTTCCATCAAACGCCGTAGCGTTGCCAGGGTACAAATTGAGCGTACCGCTGTCGTAATCGACGTAATAGTAGTCCGCAATGCGAATAGTGTCCTCATTGAGCCACTGCGACAGGTTTTGGTCGCCTACTCCAAGCGTTTGCAGCGTAGTAATGGGCGCAGAATCAGGGTACTTGCGCTCATACTCGGCTTTGGGGATGTCCTCGGTCACAAAGCACCACTTGGCGTCTTGGCCGCAGGGGTCTTGGATGGTTGGGTCCATGTAGACCGAGAAACTATTGCGAACCCGCCCAATCTTGATGTCTTGGTCAAAGGTATTGTCGTCACAATACTCGGTCAGGAGCCGGATGTACCCTTCTCCGTAGGAGACTTGGTTTTCGCAGGCGGTGTCGTAAGCGACATCTGCGTCCGAGATATATTCAATATGTCTGACCATGCCGTTGAAGACTTCGGCAACGTCAATGTCTGCCTTGTCGTCGGCTGGAATAACTTTGCCTGTTGGGCGGTTTTGTCGTTGGTCATTGGTTACTTGCCGGACGTGCTGCGGCAGTTTGTTAATCGTAAGGCACGGGCGCGCATTGATTGTCTGCCCTTGCACCGCGCCACGGGTCGCCAGCACATCAGCAGGCCACTGCCAGTGGTTGTCTGGTGACCCGGCGTAGAACTTTAGGTCGTCAATCTCATCTTCGCGCGACTCAGACAGCGCTGCAATTGCCATATCTAGGCGGCTGCGCGCTGTTGCCAGCACATCGGAGTTGCTGCCACCAACATTGGCGACATTACCTACCGCTACCATGCCGGTGTAATCAGCCATTATTTCTTACCTTTTGGGGCTGGGGCGCTGCGTTTTACTGCATACGCAATTGCCACGGCCTGTTTGACCGGTTTGCCCGCTTTGACTTCAGCCTTTACATTTTCACGAAAGGCTTTGGGGGAAGATGATTTAACGAGCGGCATCATTTACCTTTCTTAGCCGTCTTAGCCGAGTCTTTAAAATCCTTGGCCGAAGGCGCTGCCTTACTGCCAACTTTGTTCATCTTCTCGCCAGAGCCAGCTTTGATGCGTTCTTGCTTGGCGTGGATTGCGGCATAAAGCCCAGGTTTAGTTGCCATGATTAACACTTCCATCTTGCTAAGGCAGCAGCTTTGCGGGTGGGATTACCCTTTTCATCTTTCATTGGCCCAGGCACGCCAGACATACGGGCGCAAAACGAGTCCTTGCGTGCGCCGCCTTGGGGTTGCGGAGCTTTTAAATTGGAGCCAGTTGCCGCGTTGTATTTTTCGCGCCCTTTGGCCGTCAGGCCAGCGCCTTTGGATGTGGGCAGCTTCTCGCCGCGTCCAACACTGAGAGATACTTTCTTCATTTAGCTACCCATCCATGAAGTGTGCATTGCGCCGTCTTGAGCGTTATACCGGCGAGTTGGCTCAGTATACTCGCGGTGAGCCACGGGAAAAGCAAACGTCACGCATATAGCGTCCGCTGCGTCTGGCGATGCAAGTCCCCGCGCTTTCATTTCTTTCTTGCTCTCCAAGAAGATTGTTCCACGTGAATCAGGCTTCATCTTAGGCGAAATTAAATCCGTTTTCAAAAACCTGTCGGTCGGGATACTAGCAGATTTCAGCCACTCCCTCATCTCGCCCCACATCTGGGCGCGCATATTTCCGTACATTATCGGGTTTTTAGCCTTATTTCCAAAGTTCACGCCTTTGATTTTGTACCGCTGCTCTTTGAGCCTGTCCACAATCCCAGCCCCCAGCCCGCCCTCGTCAATCACCACCAGCGCCGGTTTGTACTCTTCAATGGCGTCGATCACATACCCCACCACCGTCATCGTGTCGTCGCCACGGTGGCGCGTTATGTTAACAATATCCCTGCCCTGACGCACCGCAATGACCGTCGCGTCCGCGCCGTAGCGCGCCGGATCGACCCCAATGATGATGGGCGCGGACAAGTCCTTGTACTTCTCCCGCCCCATGGCCTCATCCACGATGTCCGAGCCAATGAACTGGTCGTCCCCTGCGCTTGGGAACATCCCGTAGACCTCAACGTGCGCCTGACTTGAGTCTGGCCCGTACTCTTGGATGATTCGCTCGTAGACCTGTTTGTCCGTACCCTCGACCGTGCGTGCGTCTACCACCTTGGTTTTCCAAAACGCCCGCTTGGAATTAAACGCTTCGTAGAAGTATCCCGTGTTGCGCCGTGGGTTGGAGAACGCCAGCCAGAACCTGTGCGGCGTGTTTTCCGTGAAGAAGCCAGCAGTCACCGCCCAGATCGCGTCGTCGATACCCGACGCCTCGTCGAACACCACCAGCACCCCGTCGTAGTTATGCACACCCGCGTAGGCGTCCGGATTCTCCGCTGACCACAGCCGCCCCTCGACGCCCCAGTACCTGGTGCCCTTCTTCAAGTCCCGCTCGACCAGTTCAGTGAGCCACTTAGCGGGCATTAGTCTGGTGGCGCTCACTTCAAACCAGTGCGAGTTGATCGCCATCGCCAGCCACTTGGTGATCTCGGCCCAAGTGATTGATCTGAGCTGGCTCTCCGAGTTGGCCGAGATGATGGTTGTCGAGCCTATGCGCGTTGCCAGCATCCAGATCGTAATCCAACTGACCAAAGCCGACTTGCCAATACCGCGTCCCGACGAAATGGCCGATTGCAGCACGGCGTAGTCCAACTGGCCCTTGTTTGCCTCGATGTGGTCGGCGATGTCTTGCAGCACCTCGCGCTGCCACTTGCGTGGCCCCTTAAAGTTCTCCAGCGGCGTGCCCTTGACGCCCCACGGGAATACCAAAGCTACAAAATTGAGCGGGTTGTCCTTGATGCGCGGCGTCCACAGACGCGCCATCAGGGCTTGTTCGTCTTCAGCGCTGTATCTGGTGGACTGCATCTACGACCTCAACGACGCGCATCTCTGCTTCTTGCAGCGCCTGCGTGATGGATATGCGCTGGTCAATGTCTACCGAGATGGACTGCTTGGCAACCCAGCCGTGCTGATGCTTTAAGATTTCAAGCGCCGCCTTGGCGTCGCCTTCTCTGGCTGCTTTGTGCAGGATGTCGGCCATCTCGCGTTCGCCGTCAGCTTTGCCTTTGCGCGCGGCCATCTCGGCCAGTGCGTCAAATTGGCACAAGTGCTGGTACTCCTCTGGCCGCAGCCCTGACGCCAGGGCCAGCGTGTCGCCCTTGAGTCCTAGCTTGGCAGCGTCGTATATCGCCTGCAAGCGCGATTCGGTCGCTTGGACGTGTCGGACAGTAAGCGGCAATGACTTGAACAACTGGTTCTCCTGCGCCTGGGGCGTGTGCGTGGATTTTATATTAAAAAAAATTTTGTTTGTGGCCCCTCCGTTTTCGTTGGCCCTATCGCTCGGCCCTACCCCCTCCCCCCTGGCTAAAATTCTACACAAAATGGCAAGCATATATTAGGCAAAAAGACAAGGGATATGCTAGTCAAATTGGCAAGCAAGTCATGGTCGAATTGGCAAGCATATACTACGCAAAATGGCAAGCATATAGTAGGCAAAATGGCAAGC